TGCTGTCCTACGCAATGGACGAAGCACTCCCACTGGAACGGTACGAGGCTCTGCTACCGGGTGTCCTGTCGTGTCTTGAAGCGTCCCAGTGCAATAACGTCGAGCGTGTCGCGCAGTGGATGGCGCAGACCGGGCATGAGAGCCTGGGGTTGTCCGCGATGGAAGAGTTCGCGTCGGGTGAGGCTTACGAAGGCCGCGCCGACTTGGGAAATACTGAGCCTGGTGATGGTGTCCGCTACAAAGGACGCAGTGCCATCATGATTACCGGTAGGACGAACTACGGCGCTGTGTCGGCGTGGGCCTACGGCGAGGGATACGTCGATTCCCCAACGTATTTCGTGGACTACCCCGAGCAAATGGCATCCGACGACTACGGCTTCCAAGGCACCGCCTGGTACTGGACGGTGGCTCGCGGCACCCAGATCAATGATGCTGCTGATCGTGAAGACCACGAAACCGTATGCCGTTTGATTAACGGCGGCTTGAACGGTTATGACGACCGTGTGTCTCGTTACGCCCGTGCGAAGGAAGTCGCACCGACTTTCCTCGCTGTCCTACAATCCGGCCCGCCAGAAACCGGAGATGATTTTTTGAGTGCGCTAACCGCCGAAGAACAGAAGGAAATGTTGTTCCTTCTACGCATCCTTGCGGATGAGCGGTTCCCGTCCAGGTCACCGTTCCGGCACATCAATGAGGGTCCGGTGGACACCGTGGCCGGCATGACCCTCAACACCGACGCAAGCAGCCACATCATGCTCGTCATCCGGCTCGCGGAGCTAGGCGACGTAGGTGCGTTGGACTTGCTCAACGAGGTTGCAACCACAACCGATCCTGAGCGTGCTGGTGACGCGAAGCTCGCACAACGAGTCCTGACCGCTCTCAGGGCATCACAAACCGTCGACCAGACGCAGTACGACCCCCGGCCCGCCGCCGCCCCACCGGCTCCTGCGGCACCGCCCCCGGCCCCTAAGCCGGTGCGACCCGCAGGGACACGCTGGAGGCTGTAATGGCCGCCGTGCCAGCAGTCCTCCAAAACGCCTTCGGTGTCAGGACATGGGGCGACGTAAGGGCCATGATCCACTCCGGTGGACCCGCCATCTCGTCGCTGCTCGTCGGGTGGAACATCGTCGGAGACGACAAAGCAGCCCTCATTGCCGGACTGCTAGTCGCACTCGCGTCACCGCTCGCTGCATACCCTGAAGCCGAAAACAACTTCCGGAAATGGCTGTACGGAGTTATCGCCGCCGTCCAAGCCGTTCTGATCGGTGTCGTGGGTGTTGTGGACTCACCCATCGTGGACCTGTGCGGGTCTGCGTTGGCGATCCTGGGTGGCATGGTCGCGAGCGCAAACACCACTACCTCAACTGGGGTTATTGCGGTAAATAGTCGCGCACCAGACCATTCTGGTAATTCGGTTGTTCCGGTGGTTACGGAACAACCACATTCCCTGAACACAGGTGGGTGGCGTGGGCTATGACCATGCAAATCAAAACCGCGCTCGCCGGCATCGTCGGCCTCGTCTGGTTCGGGTCATACATCCTCAAAGGCATCAGACCGGAGATCGACCTAGGACTAGCGCCCGACGCCATGATGACCACCGTCGCCGGCTGGTGGTTCCACGAATCCCGCAAGGACGCCAATGAAACCCAAGAATGACGTAATGACCCTGATCTTCTTGATCATCGGGTTGATCGCCGCAGCCGACCTCGTCTTCGTGCAGTTGCGCCAGCAGGCCAACGAGCGAAACGCCCGCGAGAAACTCGACTGCGTAGTCCAAGTAGTCGAAGGCGCCCAAGCCACCACGGGATACAACGCCATCAGAGACCGGGCGTTACTCGAATACCTCGCAACCGGGAACTCCACCAACCTCAGGGTCATCCTCACAGCGCCACCACCACCGCTGTCCGACTGCGAAATCGCCTGGAACAAATAAAGGGAGGTGCCGGGAGTGGACACACCACAGCTACTCCCGGCGCAACCCAACATCGTCGGCCCTACATGGCGCAAAACCGTGGACGGCTCCTGGTGGCTTCCTGAGCGCACATTGGGCTGGGGTGTCATCAACTGGCTCGCCAACTACGTCAAGAGTCCCGGCGGGGAGCATGCCGGCGAACCTTTCATGCCCACCTTGGAACAAGCACGATTCCTATTGTGGTGGTACGCAGTCGATGATGACGGCAGGTACGCATACCGCTCAGGGGTGCTCAGGAGAGTCAAGGGGCACGGAAAAGACCCGGTCGGTGCCGCGCTCGCACTCGTAGAACTCTGCGGCCCTGTGGCTTTCGAACGATTCGACCTTCGTGGCGATCCAGTCGGTAAACCGCGGCACGCGGCGTGGATACAGACGGTGGCGGTAAGCCATGAGCAGACTAAAAACATGATGAGCCTGTTCCCAGTGATGGTTTCGTCGCAGTTGAAGAAAGATTTCGGTCTGGAAGTCAACCGGACAATCATTTACTCCGAGGCTGGCGGCAGGATCGAAGCCGTGACCTCGTCGCCGTATGCGATGGAGGGCAACCGCCCCACCTTGGTGATTCGTAACGAGACTCAGTGGTGGGTAGAGTCGAACGACGGCCATGCGCTGGCCGGTGTGATCGAAGGTAATGTCACGAAAACCGCCGGCGCCAGGACGTTGTCGATTTGCAACGCCCACATCCCCGGCGAAGACTCCGTTGCCGAACGCGAATACGATGCGTGGCAGGCAGTCCAAGCCGGTGACGCTGTCGATGTCGGCGTCCTCTACGACGCACTTGAGGCGCCGGCCGACACTCCGGTCAGCGAGATCCCGTCTGAGCGTGAAGACCCTGAGGGGTACGCAGCGGGGATCGCGAAGTTGCGCGAAGGAATTGAGATTGCTCGCGGGGACTCGACGTGGTTGCCGGTCGATTCGATTATCGAATCCATCCTCGACCTGAAGAACCCGGTGACCGAAAGTCGGCGCAAGTTCCTCAATCAAGTGAACGCAGCGGAGGATTCGTGGATCGCCCCGTATGAGTGGGACGCAGTCGCACAACCCGAAGCCGCCCTCGAAAAAGGCGAACGAATCACCCTTGGTTTCGACGGGTCCAAAAGCAACGACTGGACCGCACTCGTCGCCTGCCGGGTATCAGACGGCTGCTTGTTCCTCATCAAAGCGTGGAACCCAGAGAAGCATGAGAACGGTGAGGTTCCGCGGCCCGACGTAGACGCCACCGTCAGATCGTGCTTCCAACGATATGAGGTTGTTGGTTTCAGAGCCGACGTGTACCAGTTCGAAGCGCACGTCGACCAGTGGTCGCGGGACTTCCGGCGCAGCATCAAAGTGAACGCTTCCCCGAACAACCCGGTTGCGTTCGATATGCGCGGGCATAAGAAGCGGTTCGCGATGGACTGCGAACGGTTCCTCGACGCCGTGCTGGAGAAAGAACTCACCCATGACGGGAACATCGTTTTGCGGCAACACATCCTGAATGCCCGTAGGTTCCCGACGATTTACGACGCGATTGCGATCCGCAAAGCGTCGAAGGATTCATCGAAGAAGATCGACGCCGCTGTGTGCGCGGTGCTGGCGTTCGGTGTCAGGCAGGACTTCTTAATGAGCAGGAAAGCGAGAACCAGGCGAGTGGCGGTGATTAAGTAATGGCGACCGAGAATGAACAGCGCCGCGACGAACTGCTCAGTAAGTTCGAGGAATCCCAGCTAGGCTTAAGGGACGACAAAGCCTATTACGACAGTCTGCGCCGGCCGGAAGCGATTGGCATTGCCGTTCCGCCAGAGATGCGGGCTTTGCTCGCCCACGTTGGCTACCCGCGCCTGTACGTCGATTCCCTAGCGGAGCGCCAGGAGGTTGAGGGTTTCCGCATGGGCGGGTCTGATGACGCCGACATGAAGCTGTGGGATTGGTGGACCGCCAACAACCTCGACATCGAAGGCACGCTTGGGCATACGGATGCTTTCGTGTATGGGCGTGCGTACATTACGGTTTCGGCGCCTGATCCTGAGTTTGACGGGTTCGTGGCTTCGGATGTGCCGATCATTAGGGTGGAGCCGCCTACGGCTTTGTACGCGGTGATTGATCCGCGGACCCGCCAGGTCACTGATGCTATCCGCGCTATCTATACCGAAGATCAGTCCGAACTGGTATCGACCACCCTGTATCTGCCGAACGAGACGTTGCAGTGGGTGCGGAAGCCTTCGGGCCAGCCGTACACCGGTTCGTACAGCGGGTGGAGCTACAAAGGCGACGTTGTTAATCGCGACTACAACTGGCGGCTCGTCTCGCGGGTGCGACACGACCTGGGTGTGGTGCCGGTGGTGCCTTTGCCGAACCGCACGAGGTTGTCGGATTTGTATGGCACGTCGGAGATTACGCCTGAGCTACGCAGCGTGACCGATGCCGCGGCCAGGATCATGATGGACATGCAAGGCACCGCGG